GCATTAGCGAGCGAGACCCGTGGCCAAAACTCTTGGGTCAACTTCGGACCAGCAGCCAAGCAAAATGAAAATGCTTCTGCTGTTGATACGGTTTACGCAGACCAGAAAGTCGGGATACTGCCAGAGTTTGTTATTAACGAGGGTATTGAAACCCTTGTAGAGCCTGTCAATCTTCAAGAGCTTCAGGATGAAACTGGCTTTAATACGCAAGAAAACTTTGTTCCTGATGAAAGGTTTTCTCGTAAGTACCCACAAGACCCTCGTAACGCTGCGCCAAACAGGTTTGTAAAAAGAGCAAGGGCAGACGGAACGCGCAGTGATGTTTGGGGTAAGCTTCCATTTAACACTAAATTTTTAAATGTGCGTATGTCTGCTGGTCAGAATTACGAGACTGGTGGTTACGGTCAGGCCCACGCTGGGCTACACGATGATGATTTCAGAGGCATAGAAGATTTACCGTTTACGAGTTCAGATGCTGCCGTTGCTGCTGCTTTAGATGCATACACCGAGGCACGGGTGTCTGGTGTTGACAAGTCAAGATTTAAGTTTGTAGAGAACCGCCGTGCAGGGTCTCTTGAAATGTTGTGGAAACCCGTGGGTTCAAAGACGCAGGTCAAAGTTGTTTTCGATACAGTGACCGATGCTAAGTCGGGGCAGGAGTTCCTTGGTGTAACTACGGCCTATCCTAACAGTGAGGTTATGACAAAGGACAACCTCCGTGAGGACGTAGAAAATTACAGGAAAGCAAATTACTTAGGGCCAAAGTTCTCTGCTTTGTCTAGTACGGCTCAGGAAACTGCGCTTACCTTCAAAACTAAGAAGCCAACTGATCGTCCTGTCTTGAAGCTTAACAAGGCCGCAAAGGAAAAGTTTTCTAGGGGCGGCACGGTCAAGGACGAAAGCCCTGAAGTTCAGGAAACAATCAACAGAACGCAAGCTGTTAATACAGAGGAGACCGCTGGTCAGGCTTGGCTTAGTGCAATCTTTGGTGATTACACAGACAGCGTATTGTTTAGCAACAACTGGGACTTGATTAAAAGTAAATTTAGAAAAAATATACTTAACAAATATGAAGCTATATCTGTTCTTTCCAGAAAAGCAGCAACGGTCGCGGGGGAAGTTTTAGCGGATGCCAACGCATTCTCTGCTGTTCTCATGGCTGAACAACATGCAGGGGTAACAAAGGCTGCTTTCTATGATGGAGTTCCTGTTTACGATAAGGAGCTAGGGTTTACCTATGTAACGAGTGATATCGAAGGCCAATCAATTCGCGGCCTTGCTTTTATACTAAGCCCTGTCTTAGAGAACCGCGTTGTTTCTCAGTTTGGCACTTATGCTCAGGCAAGAAGGGCGCAAAGACTTAATGCAGAGGGTCGCGACTCTGGCATGACTGATCAGGACGTTGTTAACGGTTTGTCGCTTGGTGACAAGTATGATTACTTTGCAGAAGTCTTTGATGAATATCAGGTCTGGAACAGCTACCTAGTTAAGTACATGGTTGACACTGGGTTGATCACAGCCGAGATGGGCCAGACGTGGATTGATACTGCTGATTATACCCCCTACTACAGACAGTCTTTAGAGGGCGCTGACGGAACTCAAGACCTGACATACTTCTATCCCGGCGATCCTACGCTTGGACCCTCTGGTCAGGGCTTGGCCCCCCTAGAAGGAGAGAAGAGAACTCGCATTCCCCTAGACGGTAAGCGAGTTGACAAGCGTCTTGTTGGCGCTGGTAGGGTGTTCCAAATAGATATAGACGGGCAGGTTCAGCCGGAACAGTACGACAGTTACAACAAAGCCGTCGCGTCTGTTCGTGCCCTAAGACAATCTAATCCAGATGTTTCGGTTGATCTTTATGCCGCCCCTCGCAGGGTAGATGATTTTCTAGATAACGTCGCAAGGAACACAGCTACAGCAATACAGGGCGGCATGAAGAATATAGCCGCTCAAAGAGTTATCAGAGACTCCCTGACCTTGGGAGTAGCTTCTGAGGTTACTCCTGATGAGTTAGGAAACAAACCAAGGCAAACTGTTCAGATACGAGTGGACGGTGTTGATCGTTACTTTGAAATTGTTGATGAATTTCTCTACACGAGCATGACAATTCTGGGGCAGAACACCGACAGTATTATGGATAATGTGTTTGTTGGTTTTGCAGCAAGTCCAGCAAGGGTGTTGAGGGAACTTGTTACAAGAGACCCCGGATTTATGTTGCGGAATATGATGCGTGATACGTTAAGCGCGTGGGTTACATCGGGGCAAAATTACATACCAGTTATTGATAGCGCAAAAGGCGTTATGGACGTTATACGAGGCAGCGAGTCTTCCGAGGCTTTAAGGATGGCTGGGGTTTTTGGAGGGTTTGATTTTGCCGGAAACCCTAAAGACATGGCCAAATACATTAAGGGTAAAACAAAAACTCAAAAGCCATCTGGCGTTTTAGAAACAGCGGCTAGTCCTTTTAAAAAATTATGGGATGCGACTACCGTTGCAACCAATGCCTCAGAAGCATCAACAAGAATTGCGGTTTATAAAAGGGTTTTGGAAAAAACTGGCAATGAAGCCCAAGCTGTTTTTGAGGCGCTTGAGGTTCTTAACTTTAGCAGACGCGGGTCAAGCGCAACCATTCGCCTTATTACTGCTGTTACTCCCTTTTTGAATGCGCGATTGCAGGGGCTAGATGTCCTGTATAGGGCTGGTTTTAGCAAAGAAACGGCGAACCCAAACGCTTCTCGAAAGGCGGCTCTTGCGAAGGCTTCTCTTATTGTAGGCACAACAGCTTTGTATAGCATGCTTATGAGAGATGCAGATTGTTATAAGAACGCGACTGCTGAAGCCAGAGACTTAAACTGGTTTGTGCCCACACCTTTTGGCGGGGCTTGTGTAAAAATACCAGTCCCGTTTGAGGTTGGTTTCTTATTTAAGACAATCCCTGAGCGAATTATGCAATGGTCGTTTGACTCTGACACAGGGAAAGATGTCCTAGATTCTTTGACGAGAGGCATCTCCTCAACACTAGCAGTTAACCCCCCTCAGATTATTACCCCTGCTTTGGAAGTAAGGACTAATTACTCAATCTTTTCGGGGAGAGAGATTGTTCCTGCTTATATGAAGAACTTGGACCCTGACTATCAGAAGTTCCAAGGGACCAGCAGTCTTGCGCTTAATCTCGCCAAACAATTAAATATCTCGCCGCTCAAAATTGATCACCTTATCAAAGGGTATACTGGGACACTGGGAAGTTATGGTTTGTCAGCCGCAAGTCATATGATAGATGCGTTTCAATCTCCCGATAAGCCACTGCCGCCCGATAAGAATTGGTACAGCCTTCCTATGGTGAGGAGCTTCTTCCAAGACCCCAACAGTCGCGGCACTGTCATTCAGTTCTATGAGCTAGACCAGCTTGTTAAAACAGCCGTTAATACTTTTAAGGCGGCTGAACGTGAAGGCGATGTCGAAAAGATTACAGAGATTGCGACTAAAAGAGGGGCGGTTCTTGCCTTGGAGAATGAGGTAAAGAAAATTCGTCAGCAGCTTAAAGAGGTGCGAGAACAGAAGAACCAAATTCTCAGGTCACCGATGGACCCGGAAGCGAAGAGGGAGTTGCTTAACATCATTAGGCAGCAGGAATTAGCTATCACCGCAGCGGTGCCGATACTCAGACAGATAGCAGTGCAATGAGTGCGTACAGGCTTGCACAGATTGTGAAGAAGCCCTTTCGCAAAGCCTGTTTGTGGGGGGACAAGAAGTTCTTCGACCCCTCCTCAACCCCACTGTCTAGTGAATTGGAGGAGAACTACTCCCTTATACTGGACGAGACCAAAAAAATTATGGAGCGGTACGATGACTTCGCGCCATTCCAAGATATATCCCCGGATCAAACCTACATAAGCAGCGACGACAAGTGGCGCATGTTCTTTCTCAAAGGGGCTGGCATGACGTTCAAGAAGAACGCCTCTAATTTCCCTGCCCTTATGAGCGTACTCAACAAAGACAGGCGGGTTGTTTCTGCATACCTTTCTGTCTTAGGTCCAGAGAAGGCGCTCAACCCACACGAAGGGCCGTGGGCTGGGGTGCTGCGTATGCACATGGGTTTGATCATACCCGACCCAGAGAAGTGCCACATCAACGTAGAGGGCGATAAGTATCACTGGCAGAATGGCAAGGTCGTTCTGTTTGATGACACCTACAATCACTACGCTGTCAATGAAACTGACGAGTTACGGGTGATACTGTTTATAGATTATATGAGACCTATGAGGTTTCCGTATAACCTGATTAACTCAACGGTCATGAAAATAAGCTGGGCCTTTCCATACATATGGAGACCGTTGCTAAGGCACAGGCGCTGGTCACGAAAATTCTATGGCTACAAGTTACCAGTAACTTAAACGAGGCTAGGCATTATGGATATTGACAGGTTAATAACACAGTTGAAGGTTCACGAAGGGGTGCGTAAGTTTGTTTACCTCGACACAGAAGGCATAGAAACCATCGGCGTTGGACGCAATCTGGTAGACCGTGGGCTGTCAGATGATGAGATTGAGTTGATGCTTGCCAATGACATCAGGGACTTTCAGGAAGAAGTAGAGAGAGCCTTCCCGTGGTGGTCTGATATGGATGACGTGCGTCAGAGGGTTGTGGTGGACATGGCTTTCAACATGGGCCTTGGTTCCCTGTCTAAGTTTGTCAACACACTCGCTCACATTGAGAACGGGCGCTACGAAGAGGCTAGTGTTGAGATGCTTGACTCGAAGTGGGCAAGGCAAGTGGGTGATCGCGCAAATGTTTTGAGTGACATGATGAAGACGGGAGAGGACAATGGCTACTAAGGGAAAGAAAACCCTCCAAAAGGACAGTGTCTACGAGGAGTACGACGTTGATGGGGATGGTGTGGTTAGCGATGCTGAACTTGCAACAGTCAAAGCCATACACGAAGCCGAAGTTGCAGAAGAAAAGGCAGACGCTCAAAGAAAGATGGCTTGGATTTCTATTATATCCATGCTCGTTTTTACTGCTTTTCTTTTCCTTCCTATTTTTCCTGATTCTCGGATTAAAGCTTTGGCTGATCTCTTTGGCCTTTTCTACATCGGAATGGCTGGTGTCGTCGGTGCGTACATGGGAATGACAGCCTATATGAGTGCTAAAAAATAGGAGCTTAGATCGATGCTAAAGGTTTACGCTCTTATTGTGGTGCTGGGTCTTGTGGGCGGCGTGGGCTACGGTGGGTATTATTATTATAAGGACACTCAGCAAAGAATCAAAACGCTGACAGAGAACAATGCTAAACTTGAAGTGGCCAAACAACTGCAAGACGATACAATTCAAACGCTTGTTGAGGATGCGGAAGATTTCCGTGTCCTGAATAAGAAGCTGGCGACTGATTTACAGAAGGCTGAAGAGTACAGGAATAACTTGATAGATAAATTACGGAAACACGATTTGACTAGGTTGAGCCAGAAGAAGCCTAACTTGGTGGAGAATAAGATTAACAATGGAACGAAGAAGCTTTTTGAGAGATTGGAAAGCCTTACTGCTTTGCCCCCCGACCCTGCTGCTGTTAAGTAGTTGCGGTAGCTGGAACCCGATTAAGCAGGTAGAGGTAAAGACCGTTCAAGTTGAGCGGGTTATTCCCACACAGCAGCGGCCACGCCCACTGAAGCTGAGTGATATAACGTGGTATGTCGTAACAGATCAGAACTTTGATCAGTTCAAAAAGAAATACACCAAGAGAAATGGGGAGTTTTTGTTCTACGCATTTAGTGTGAGGGACTACGAAACTCTTTCTCTTAATATGGCTGAGTTACAGAGATACATTGGCCAGCAAAAACAGATTATTATTTACTACGAGCAAGCGGTAGAGCCTAAGCCGAAGCCTGAGAAAGGCACTAATGACAAGCCGAAGAAATGAAACAGAGTGCATTTGTTTTCATACTCGTCATTCTCTTTGCTGGGCTTGCGCCTTTTAGCGAAGCAAATTCTGCTGACACAAACACAGTCAGTTCTACGGTGGTAACTGACAAGACGCCGCCTACAGCATCTGCTCCCAGCATCGTGGTAAACAATAATGATGTATGCCGCTCAGGTATGAGTGTTGGGGCACAGACAGGGTTCTTGGGATTGTCCACGGGCCACACTGTCATCGATAAGAACTGCGAAAGAATTAAGCTGGCTCGTAGTCTTTACGGCATGGGTATGAAAGTCGCTGGAGTTAGTCTTCTGTGTCAGGACTCACGGGTGTTTGACGCCATGATGATGTCCGCAACACCGTGCCCCTATCGCGGGAAAATTGGTAAGGATGCAGTGGTGGCTTGGGAAAAGAATTATCTCGAAGCCCCTAACCAGTCCATGTTCTATATCGATTTAGTAAAGAAAGCGCAGGAAAAAGAAGGGGCCGAAAGGCTTAGTGAATCAGAAAACGAGTGGCGCGATGAAGACCCCAATCAAAACGCTGAGTAATTATATTTACTCGTCAGTCTGTGCTGCTGTATGCGTCGTACTTTTTTCTGGCGCTGCGATATCCCAAAGCACAGAGGTCGTAGTCGGGTCAGAAACTACTGCCAATCAACTCCCCGGCATGAGTGAGTTTACTACGTCAGGTGGGACTAAGACGGTTGCTGGCACTGGCGCTCAACGAGGTTGCCAAGCTGGAAAGTTTTGCACAGCGGGTACTCAAGGACCGGGGGGAACTTACTCCACCACGTTTAATTTTGAAGATAACATGACCATCGATGACATCAATCGCGGGTTCACAATGGACTACGGCGTAGACGTTGAGTCGCATCCCAGTAACTCTACTCTTTCGTCATGCGTAGGCGGAAACGTAATGCAGGGTTCAGATTGCAAGGACATCTTTAATTTAACTCTAACGCTATCAGAGCAGAACTCTGTTGTTCACAAGTTTCAGCATGAGGTTGAGTTAGATTTTACAGGCGTTCGTTCTTTTGACTTCTCGCAGATTATACCGTCAAACAATTTTACAGAGCTTACTGGGGGGTTCGAGTTGTTCGGCATTGACGCTGGCTTCTCGACCGGGTTTTTTGGACCACGATTTGAGGCACCCTTTCTTACAACTACGTTTGACCTTGTTACGTTGGTAGAGGCAGAAGTTATTGACTTGATTACCGAAGAGATTAGCGCCCCGATAGTCACCGCTGCTCCTGCTCCTGTGATCGCAGCACCTGCTCCTGAACCTGAAGTAGCGCCGCTTGCTCCTATCCAGATAGCTGAAGTACAAGAAATACCAACAATCGAATTAGCGCCGCCTGTTGTTGTAGCACCAGCGGCTCCCGAAGAAGTTTCAGTTTCAGAGTCGGTAGTTGCAGAAATAGAAGCAGAGGTTGAGGCACAACCGGAGCCGCAGCCAGAGCCGCAACCAGAGGCGGAACCACAATCGGAACCTGAACAAGCACAGCCTGACGAGTCAGAGCCTGAGGAGCAGCCTGAGGCGACGGAAGAGCAACCGGAAGAGCAACCGGAGGAGCAGCCTGAGGCGACGGAAGAGCGACCCGCAGATACTAGGGAAGCTAAGGAAGAGCAACCGGAAGAGAAAGCGGAGCCGAAAAAAGCCGTGGCGCAAAAGGCGAAGGAGAAGGCCGGTAAAAAAATTATGGATAAGATGAACGACAAGTCGCGCTACGATGCAACAAATCAGATTAGAACTCTGGCGGTTATGAATGTGATCTCAGCCAGCAGCGGTATATTCAAGCAGCAGTCAGCACTCAAAGATATACAGGGGTTCTTCCAGCCGACAACTATCCCAGACGGGTCTTTGCCTAAGAATAATTTTGCCGAGTACATGCTGTTCGGCGGCAGCGATGCAGGTCACAGTGCTTTGATAGACACACAATACAGGTAGCAGATATGTACGAATATAAATGTAAGGTGGTCAGAGTAGTTGATGGAGACACGGTAGATGTAGACATCGACTTGGGGTTTGATGTTTGGCTGTCCAAGCAGCGAGTTCGTTTGTATGGGGTAGACACTCCCGAAAGCAGAACCCGCGACAAGGAAGAGAAGAAGTACGGCCTTCGAGCTAAAGCTTTTGTAGAGCATCACCTTCCGCTTGAAAGCTCTCAGATTTTGAGGACCAAGGTTGACAAGTCACGGGGAAAGTTTGGGCGCATCTTGGGCGAGTTTGTGGTGGATAGCACCACTGTAAATAGCTTGCTTATCAAGACACACAATGCTGTCGCATACCACGGTCAAAGCAAGGAAGAGATCAAAGAAGCCCACAGAAATAATTGGTTGTTAATGGAAAGCGAGTGAGATGGCAGAGGTCGAGGTAGGCGGGGTTAAGTTTAGAGGCGGTAAGATAGCTGTCATTCTTACTGCTTTGTCTAGCTTGGGCGGCGCGATGTGGGGAGGGTTCGAGTTTTATAAAGACTACATGGACATGCGAGAAAAGATAGAAAGCTATGCTGCTCCTGACTTGTCAGGATTTGATAAGCGACTTGCAATCTTAACCACAGATATGTCTGCTCTTCGTAAAGAGATGGTTGTTTTTGAAAAGCTAGAGCAGAATATCCAAGACTCTGCTGACGCAGCAAGAGACGAAGCAAGGACAATCAAGCGCGATCTCAAGGGTGAGATTATTCGCATTGAAAGAATTGCAGAGAATATGGACCGCCGCATCAAAGCAATTCAGGACGACACTCGTAAGGTTCTTGAAAAAGAACAAGATCGTTTTGATGCTAGACGAGAGGCAGTCAGAAGAAATATGGACGCCCTCGAAAAAGATACAAAGGCGTCCATAAAAGATTTAGAAACATCAGTAGCAGATAGAATTAAGAAGGCTCTTGAGAACCCTCTTTCTCAGATGCGTCAGTAGTCTTCAAAGCAGAGGACATTTCATCACAAAGAAACTCGTTGAATGTCCGACCGTCAGGCAGGTCTTTACCGTCAATGATAGTAGACTTACGCAACCACTGGCAGCAGTCACGAATGCCTTGCTCGTAACTACGATTGGTTAAGATGTATTCGAGACCTTCTCTGATCAAAGACCCGATGCTCCTTTCCTCTTGCTTCGATCTTCGCCGCAATCGTTCAAGTTGATCAGCCTCAACCACAAAATTAAATGTTGTTTTTTCACTCATAACACCGCCTTTTAAAATGGAATGTCGTCGTCAAGATCGATGTCATTATCAACTGCTGGCTGCGGACGCTGCGGTCCTTTATCCATCCATGACTCGTCATACTGTTGAACGGACAACCGAATGTTAGGACCGTACTGTCCTTCCTTCGCACGGTTAACCACTCCGTTGTCCCATCCCTGCACAGACAGCAGCGGTTCCTTGCCTTCTTTCGCACACTCAATAAGAAATTTTACGAGGTCTTTGGAGATGTGCAGGTTCCCTCGGAAGTCAGCTTGCGAGTCCTTCGTTTTGTTTTTTGCTGGACGAAGGTTGCAATTATTTTCCTTGGGCTTGTTCTCAAGTTTCCACGGTGGCATTAGTTAATCTCCTCTAGGTTTGTAATGCGGGATTTAAGCCAGCCTTGAGTCAGCTTGACTTGGTTGGTTATAAACTCAAAGGCTTCGACGCTGGCCTTGTCGGTTCGCTGCTGTAGCTGTTGTCTTTGCTCAGAGTTATCCTTCCAAAATTTTACAAGGTTGCGCTTAGAGTCACGAGCGTCGTCAATGCCCATGTCATTCACAGCTTCTTCTGTCGCCGCTCCGATCTTGTCGAAGTGAACACAGTAGAGTTCCTTGATGCTCTCAGGATCAAGAAGATCAATGTCTTCTGCCGCTGACTTGTCAGGCGCTGGCTTGGCTACTCTCTTTTGAGGCAACTCTTTTTGCGGAGTAGCGCGTTGTCCGTCATCATCCTCTTCGCCACAAATCCCAAGCAAACTACACAATCCATAACGACGTGCGTAAGTGATTGCTGATCCCATCTTTTGTGGGTTGTTATTATTCTCACACAGTAGGGGAACGCCACCGTCTTCTAAAAATTCTCCTGACGAATGAACGATGCGAGTAACCAACCTATCTGGATCAATCAATGTGATCTGCACCACGCAAAGGTTATGTTGTGCCAGTGTTGAACGGGCAGTCTCCAGACACGCTGGCAGTGTCGCGTACTTGCCGTAGTTAGCTCTACCATCTAAAGGCGGGTTGCTGATTTCAGACAACGCTGCCACTAGGTCTTCGTGAAATTTAGCCATTCTTTACTCTCCCAACAGCCATTCCAAGAAAGTCTTCTTACGCTTCAACTTTCTCTGTTCTTCCTGCTTATCAGCGACAGGCTTTACCTTCCGCCTTCCCCTGAGAATTTGTTTATATTTCTGATACCCCATGCTGTTGATAATGATTCGCCGCACCGCGCTGTACTGGATGTTGACGCTAGAGTTCGCCACAATATCATTGATGCTTGCGCCTTCTTCAAACTCGTCAATGATAAATTGATTTCTATCTTTTCTATTCATTGTCATTCCTGACCTCCTGTTGGTATTGGTCGCAAAATTGCGCGACCTGACAGTAATTCCCAACGCACCGCGTTGGCTCTCCTTTCCTTTCGACTATTTGGTACTCCTCTTTTGCTTTCATCTTGTCGTAAAACGATGCTGCTTCTTCTGGTGAGTCGAAGTTCTTCACTGACCTGACGCCCCCAATCTTTTGAACAGCCCAGATCGAATCCCTTTTCCATCGATCCTCGTCACTGCACAGTGGCAGAGACCCGTCAATGTCGTATTCAAACCATGCATCTTGATGGGCGCTGACCCGCCGTAAGATAAACTTGTGCTGCTCCTCTCGTGACCACATTGGTATTTCGACCACATGAACCTGCGCTTGAGGGTAACTGTTGCTGTTCATTGCTTTGCTTTTTTGCCAGTCACGAAGAATCGTAATCACCTGTAGCCTATCAATGTCGATGTCCAGATCATGGTGAGCGAGGTAGGCGTAACAATTTAATTGCTGCTCCCAACCCGACTGATTCTTTCCTATTGCGTAGGCGCTGGTGAACTTCCAGTCCATCAGGAACTTCTGGTCGCCTTCCGTTCTGATGGCGTCACATTGCCCTGAGATTTTCCATCCGTTGATCTCTGCGAACATCCGCTTTTCAATGATGTCATTATCGTCGGCACCTTCTTCCAGCACGGTGTGGATACACTTTCCAAGCAGCTTCCATACATCGTCGGAGATATCTGTGACGATGTCGTCCTCATGTTTCTTCTGAAGCAACGAAATTCTTGGCGACGAAAGAAGGCGTGTTATAGTTATGCGGCTGTCCCCGGAATCATACTTGTCACGAGCCAAAAGGTTCTCGAACTGGTGTGGTAATCCGTATTTGTTTGTGACCATTAGATATCACGCTATGGGTTGTTGTTGCCATGAGTTATATAAGCCTGTATATAAATAGTCAATGACCGAGATCAAGTTTGAAATCAAGGGACAGCCCCACAGCAAAGCCAACAGCAGAAGGCTGGTCTATTTTGGCAAGCGCCCTGCCTTCATTAAATCTCCACAGGCCATAGAGTATGAAAAACTTTTTGCTGCTCAATGCCCTGTGCTTGACCCGATTATTCCATACAACAAAAAAGACAAGCAGGACGTGGCTGTTCACATGACAATCTATTATGCCAGTCGCCGCCCTGACCTTGATGAGTCGCTGATACTTGATTGTATGCAGGGGCGCATCTACGAGAACGACAGGTGTGTGAAGGAGAAGCACATCCGTTGGGGTCTCGACAAAGACAACCCTCGCTCTGAGATTAGAGTAATAAAAATACCGCCTCCGTGAGGAGGCGGTAGTTATCAGGGAGGTCACGTTCAAATTGGGAATCAGAACAAGACGTAAGGAATTATAATGCAGATGAGTGATCAAGACAATTACATTCAAGACCAAATTGAAGTAAGGGCAAACAGCGCAAGGTCGGGCTACTCGACCACCGCAAGGATCAGGTGTCCGGTCTGTTCGGACTCAAGAAAGAAGGACGGCGAAAGGTCGATGGCCGTCACTTTTTTTAATGACCGTCTTGTCTATAAGTGCCATCACTGCGACGAGAAAGGCGTTATTGCTTACGACCGCAAGGAGGTAAAGCCTCGGCGCTCTTATCCTAAAGTCCAGCGGGTGGACAGCCCCCCGCCTTCAGCCATCGACTGGCTTGTCAAAGAGAGAAAGATCAGCCCTCAGGTCGTCAAGGACTACGGAGTTGCTGCTTCACGAAAATACTTTCAGAAACTACAGGCTGAAGCAGACTGCGTTGGCTTTCCGTTTTACAACAACGGTGAGGTATACGCAGTTAAGTACCGCACTTCTGGTGGAGAGAAGGCGCATACCCAAGAGGGCACTGGCGGTGCCCAGAGTTTCTTTGGTATTGAGCGGGTAGCAGCAGACGCCGACACGTTAGTGATATGCGAAGGTGAGATTGATCAGTTAAGCCTAGCGAGTGCCGGTGTCCTGAATGCTATCAGCGTTCCAAATGGTGCCCCGATGAAGGCATCGGAGGGCGAGGTTGATCCTGACAATGATCGTAAGTACGGCTTTGTCTGGGCGGCAAAGGACTTGCTGAAACAGGTTGATAAGGTTGTTCTGGCTGTTGACATCGATGGTCCGGGCCAAGCCCTCGCAGAAGAACTAGCCAGACGGATTGGCAAGATCAAGTGCTGGCAGGTTGAGTGGCCTGAGGGATGCAAAGACCCCAATGACGTACTGGTTAAGCACGGCAGCGAGAAGTTAGCTGAAGTCATCGGTGACTCGAAGCCGTGGCCTATCACTGGTCTATTCGATGTCGATCATTACGCTGATCAGGTTGACCAGATATATGAGCGCGGCCATCAGCGCGGGTTGTCTACAGGTCTGGACTGCATAGATGAGCTATTCACAATCAGCCCCGGTCAGCTTTCGATTGTCACGGGGCACCCATCATCAGGTAAGTCTGAGTTTATAGATCAGATCATGGTGAATATGGCCGAGGCATACGGATGGTCGTTTGCTGTATGCTCATTCGAGAACGATCCCCCAACCCACATCATCAAGCTTATGGAAAAGCATTCGGGTGTTCCCTTCCATGACGGTCCTAGCATGAGGATGACGAGGGAAGAACTTGCCGAAGCGAAGGACTGGTGCGGTAGGCATTTCTTTTTTGTCGAGCAGAACGACGGAGAACCAGCGACTATCGAGTCGATATTGGAGAGGGCACAAGCCGCCATCCTGCGATATGGGGTGAGGGGTTTGATCATCGATCCCTACAACTATGTTGATATTGACAAGTCAAAGGTGAGCGAGACCGAAGCTATCAGTCAGATGCTGACACGGTGTCGTCTTTTTGCACGGGCACATGACGTTCACGTCTGGTTCGTCGCGCACCCAGCAAAGATGATGCGAGATGGTGGAGAGTTTCCTGCGCCAAAGGGCTACGACATTTCAGGGTCAGCCGCGTGGTTTGCTAAGGCTGATCTTGGCGTGACGGTTCACAGAAAACCAGACACAAATTTGTCAGAAATCCACTGCTGGAAGGTGCGCTTCAAGTGGATCGGACAGCAAGGAGTAAGAGATGTCGAATACTTTAAATCAACAGGACAGTACAAAGAACCCTTCCAATACACAGGAGCAGTTCAATCCCCAGTCTACATTCAAGGCAGAGATTAGAGCGCACTCCGTTGTAGATTTCTTTGTGCTTGAAACAAACCTGCCACCCGATTTCGTTACCCTTCTTAACGAAGAGATTGACAAGTTACTGGCAGAAGAGAACGTCAAGGAAAAGGATTACTCTGGAAACCTTGTTGGGCAGATCAAGAACGGGGCGCAGCTTCTTCTTGAGAAAGACAGATGCGAGGCGTTCCACGGTGTGTATGGCGTAGCGGAAAG